GTGCGCACGTCTATTTTTGTGGTTTCGAGACAGCCTATGCGAGGTATGTCCGATTCCATAACTTTGGGCGCCCCACCCGCTTCGTCCTGACTAGACTAACGGGCGTCGTCTTCTCGGCGGGGCCGGGAAGACAAGTCGATCTGTTAGTTCTACAGGAGGAACGGTCCTACGAGCTGCGATTGAGCGGAGCTTCGTCCACAAGGTAATCAGCCTTGAGGACGGCGCGACCTCATCGGTTTCCCGATCGAGATAGTCGATTCGCGAAGGAAGAGCAGCGATGCTCTCCTCCGTCTCAAAGATCTCCGTCCAAAGCTCGTCTAACCGATCCCATTGAGGCTGAGACTTCGGTTGAAGTACTTGGAGTCGCTCATCAGCTCTCTCTAGCACCCCGCGGAGTCGTTTGGTAAACGGATACGCAACCCAATCAGTAAAGAATTGGGCCCAAACATCCCGGTGGACGTCTAGACCTAATGTCTCTACAGTTGAAGCGCTCCACGGACTCTTCCGTGAAGTTAGCCCTCTCCCCTTAGTAGCGGTAGCATCAGGTGCACCGGCGCCATTGCCTTGAACCTTGAACGAGGAGTTTAACCCTCGCTCGCGATTCTTGACAGTGATGTCGATGTACTGACACTCACTTGCTAAGTAGAGCGTGTGCGTGAACCGTTGCGCACGATCCAGGATGGAAGATGTCAGTCGCTCCCATAGAGCCTGAGCCGTAGCCCAGACTCGGTGGTCCCGAAGCTGACTTGCCCGACCAGGGCCTACAGCACTTAACCATGCCTCAACAGGCATTGGCCAAATACCGCCGGGCCGGGTGAGATAACTCAATAAGCGACCTTGACGATTCCCTACACTGAACGCAACTGGAAGTTGCGCTAAGTTTCGGTAACCGAACCCCGCAAAGCGTGCTACGGACGACATTCGAAGGGTCACGAATGCCGAACACTTTTTCACCAGTTGCTCGAGAGCTCCCAAGTGGCAAAGGGCCACTAAGAGCTCAGCAAGAGGGATAGGTGAGGCTTCCCGCCCCGAGATCCAAGTCCGTTTGGCGAACTCTAAAGAACCCGTTGCCGATACCATCGATTTGGCTAACGAGATATCGACCCCGATCTCCTTCATGACCTCGAGGTACTTTGCAGCGACGGATCGGTCAGCGATGACCACATCGTCTCCAAGCACCGCATACCTAGTGAACCAGCTGGTTCGTATAGGAGATGCAAGGTGTGCTGCGTATTGTACAATGGCATGATGAGTCAATGCGAGCATAGCCCAACTTGACAACGCACCCATGGGTTGCCCCACGGCATACCACACCTTATTGAACCCTAGATTGTAGCTCTTCGCTACTTTCGGGAGCCCATAAGGGTGGCCTACCATGAAGTAAGCCCACAGGTCCGTCAGATCATCACCCAACAGCGGCCGCAGAAGACTGCACTGGAGGGCCAACGGCAATCGATCTGTTGCAGCTGATAGATCGTAAGAGGCGATCCAAAATCGCTCTCTGCCGACCCGCTTGAGCAGCTTACTCACCGGCTTCAGCTGATCAAACGTCCCATCATTCGGGAGGATTCTCAAATGACGGAATATCCATTGATGCAGGGGTTGCATCAACGTCTGAGTGATGATATTCATCATGGCGAAGACGCGGATTTTCCCTGGTTCCTCCTTGAAACCTAGCTTTCCGAACTGGAGAGACCCGTGCCGATCATACTGGTAAGCCATAAGAAAATCCTCTTCGGAAAGAGGACCCTCTCTGCCCACCAGATGAGGCAAGTTCCTAACCAGTTCCCCTCGGGACGCGCTTCGAAAGTGAAGAAATGCTAACCTTAGAAAGCACTTCCGCACCCCCTGCCACGCCCAGAGGAAATCTAGCTCATCTATCGTCTTGAGCCACTTGACCAGCGCAAGGGAGTGAGCCCGATCACTCGCCCAAAGGAGACAATCCAATGGGAGAGCGACCAAGGCCCCCAATCCTTGGCTGTTAGGTGAACTCTTTCGGATAAATGGGATGGATCGGATTGTTAGATCCCTAGTTGGATCCAGCGTCCACGGATCGCTCGAGATTAACCGAGCTCTCGCGTAGAAGCAAGGGACCCACGCTTCCCACCGACCCATAAACGCCGATAGGTCGACCCCCGGGTTAGTTATCGTCTTCAGTTTCAGCGCTCCCTTGAACTCTACCACGCGGTAGAGCCCAAAGAGAGTTAGCCAAAGCCGAAGGATTGATAAATCACCCTTAAGGATCAACGTTCGGTGCTGTGGGTTGATGATCCGCGGGAGACCCTTACGAGTCCTCGCGACGTTGCCTCCGAGAGCCCAGGGGCTTTCCACCACCTGTCCGCCTGCCACTTGTTGGGTAACAAGGTAGCAAGATTTCAAGTAAATGGCCAGCCCCCGGGTCCCGGACCCACGTAGGATACGTCTTACGTTCTTGGCATATCCCCATACTACCTTTACCAACGAGGCCGACAGTTGCCCAAAGACCAACGGCACCGCTCGCAAGAGCAGCGCCGCCAGTTTTACTTCTGTTTTTACGCAGAAGGACCAGGATAGCGTGCTTGGCACCAAACGCCCGTAAAGGTGTCTGATGTTGAGCATGTCTTATTATGTTTTAAGCATAGTAGGACCCGTTATCCCTTCGGTTCCCCGTCTCCACCTAGGCAGAGCGGGCCGCAGGTCGGCTTAGCAGCCTAGGAGCGGGTGCTCCTTACCGTTGGTCTCGGCAATATCATGCATACGCAAGCCCCCCGGGATTGCTCCCGGATTTCCGATGTGATCCCCAGAACCCGCGTGGTTCTGACCTTTGGGAGGTCCTCACGACGTGAGGAGGGCACCGTCTCACCATGGTTTAACCCATGGCAACTCGCGCAGAGACACTTTTACTCCAAGACGACGGTAGTCACCAGATGAGGATCCGATGCTTCTAGCGTCTACCTCTCGGTGTCGTCCCCGGCAGCCGCAACTACCAATCTCGGCTACGCCGACCCTTACGGGTATCGGCTCAACGGGCGTTCCCGCTGCTCTCAGCCTCCAAAAGAGAGTAGGCGCCCTCTTACGTCAGGGCTAACTGGCAACGAGCCAGAACCTATCCTCTCCTGGGTTAACCAAGAGGAACCTTATAGCTACTATGCTTAGCTTGTAGCTTAGGGACGGACTAGGGAAAACGGTTGCCCGCTTCCCCCATACGTTCTCTCCTTCTGCCCGGGTAGGGCAGAGGTTAGGATTTCAGTAGGGGTCACCCCCTACTCTCCCCAACCTAGAGAACACTCTAGAAGCAGCCCATCTGGGACTGCTGGTGGGGTGAATACCCTACTTGTTCGCACATTGAACCGGTTCGTACGCGCTTAGGTGGACACGCGCACTTACACGATCTAACGTGTGTTCGTTCGGGTACTTGTTTACCTGATACGACGAAGCCTGCCTTTCC